AATACATGTATTGACAACTAGTCGTATTATGAATTCATATAAATTTTCATGAGGGGAAAATCATGGCATTTCAAGTCTCACCTGGTGTACAGGTAAAAGAGATCGACTTGACAAATGTAGTGCCTGCTGTTTCAACTTCCATTGGTGCAACTGTGGGATCATTTCCATGGGGACCAGTAGAAGAAATTGTTACTGTAGGTTCTGAAAAAAATCTGGTCGACATTTTCGGTAGTCCTAACTCCGATACTTATAAATTCTTTGGGCCGGCTGCGCAATTTTTGCAGTATGGTAATTCATTGAAGGTAGTAAGAGCTTTAACTGGTCATTCGAATGCAACGTCTTCGGGAGTTGACATTCTTGTTAAAAACAGAGATCATTATAACAGCTTGGTTGTATCTTCAGGAGGAATTACTCAAGTTGGTTCTGGTTCAGATGTGTGGATCGCTAAGTATCCTGGAAACCTAGGAAGAGCAATAACAGTTTCTACTGTTGCAGCTAGCGCAACTGCATTTAATAACTGGGATTATAAATCAGTTTTCTCAGCAACACCAGGAACATCAGAATACGCTCAGTCAGTAATATCTGATCGTAACGTTGGTGATGAAATGCACATTGTGGTTATTGATAGAACTGGTGAATGGTCTGGAGTAGCAGGTACTATTCTAGAGACTTTTGCATTTGTATCACAAGCAAGAGATGCTAGGAAAGAAGATGGTTCAAATAACTATTTTGCAGACGTAATCAATCAGCAGTCCCAATATATTTGGTATGGAGCTCCTGATCTTACTTCTTTCAGTGATTCAGGAAGAACATTAAATGGGTTTGATGAAGCAGCATTTGCATCACCAAATGCAGCTGTTACCTACAATCTGAACGGTGGTATAGGTCAACCGTTTGGTTTGGACGACAACAATCCTACAGTTGGTGATATGTCTTTAGCGTTGGATTTATTTAGAGATTCGGATACTGTAGACATTAACCTAATGTTTACTGGTATGCCTTTCACTGGAGCCGATGCTGTTTCGCATACTAATAATCTGATTGCTGTTGCTGAGGCTAGAAAAGATATAATAGCTTTTTGTTCCCCTCCTATAGACTCAACTGTTGGTTCTACATCACCAAATGCTGACGTTCTTTCGTGGGCAAATCAACTTACATCATCATCTTATGCTGTAATTGATTCTACAGCTTTATACATTTACGATAAATATAGTGACGTTTACAGATATGTTAACGCTTCAGGTGCTGTTGCTGGATTGTGTGCAAACACAGACAACGTAGCTGATGCTTGGTTCTCACCAGCTGGCTTGAATAGAGGTCAACTACTAGGAATAACTAAAGTAGCTCATAACCCTATCAAAGCAGAAAGAGATGAGTTGTATAATGCACGTGTGAATCCAATTGTATCATTCCCTGGTGAAGGTACTGTATTGTTTGGTGATAAGACTGCACTAGCTAAGCCAAGTGCTTTCGATCGCATTAATGTACGCCGTTTATTCATCGTGCTTGAAAAGGCAATTTCTACTGCTTCTAGATTCCAGTTGTTTGAATTTAACGATGAATTTACTCGTGCTCAATTCAGAAATCTCGTTGAGCCGTTCCTTCGTGATGTTAAGGGTCGTCGTGGTATTACCGACTTCTTAGTAGTATGTGACGAAACCAACAACACTGGACAGATCATTGACTCTAATCAGTTTGTTGCGGACATCTACATCAAGCCGGCTCGCTCAATTAACTATATCACATTGAATTTCATTGCTACTCGTACTGGCGTTGAGTTCTCTGAGATTGTCGGACAATAAGGGGTAGACAATGGCTATTTTAGGCGTAGATGACTTTAAGTCAAAGTTAACAGGCGGTGGCGCTCGTGCCAACCTGTTTAAGGCAACGGTAAACTTTCCTGGTTATGCATCAGGCGATGTTGAATTGACATCGTTCATGTGTAAGGCAGCACAGTTACCTTCATCAACAATTACTCCAATCCAGGTTCCATTTAGAGGACGCCAGCTTCAAATTGCTGGCGACCGCACATTTGAGCCATGGACCATTACAGTAATTAATGATGTTAATATGGAAGTTCGTAATGCCATGGAACGTTGGATGAACGGTATTAACCAACATTCAGCAAACACTGGTTTAACCAATCCAACTGACTACCAGGCTGACCTGATCGTAGAACAATTGGATAAAGAAGGTAATTCTACTAAGCGTTACGATTTCCGTGGTACTTTCCCGACTGCTATCTCAGCAATTGATGTATCTTACGATGCTGAAAATTTGATTGAGGAATTTACAGTTGAATTCCAGATTCAGTACTGGGAATCTAACACTACTTCTTAGCAGCATATATAATACTATGAGGGAGCCTTCGGGCTCCCTATCTTGATGTAATAAAGGAACTATCATGGCAGAATTATTCGGCTTCGAGATAAAGAAAAAGTCACAAGAGGACAGAGACGAGAAAAAGAAAGTCTCGTTTGTTGCTCCGTTTGACGAAGACGGTGGGATGCAAATCGCTGGTGGCGGTTACTACGGTCAATATCTTGATATGGAGCACAACAAAGCCACAGATGATAAAACATTAATTATTCGTTACCGTGATGCATCGATGCAGCCTGAATGTGATGCTGCTATTGAAGACATTGTTAACGAAGCTATTGTATCAGATGAAAATGAAGCTCCTGTATCTCTAATTGTTGATGATCTAGATGGCGATAAGCTAAAAAAGGTTCTCCAAGATGAGTTTGACGGACTTCTTAAACTACTCAATTTTAACTTCTATGGTCACGACATCTTCCGCAGAT